CAGAGGGGGCCCCCGTGTCAAGGAAGGTGGTTTGCAGCCATGCCCTATGTGCTCAACGCAAAGAGTTCCGGAGAACGAGGCATGAAGCTTCGTTTCAACGGGACTCTTTCGTCGAGCGTACAGGCGTACAAGAACCTGGACTTGGTTTATAGCCATCGTACAGGTTCTGCCGCGGAAGGGGCAAAACTCAGCTCGGAAGAACAGTATATTCCCCCAAAGACGAATATACTGGATGCACTCAACTACCGTCGCCGATTCATCGAAAGACAAATCGGTACGATGTTGACTGACAACCCTCTTAGCTCAAGGCCCAAGAATTACATTCTTGGTGACCTGGGGCATGAGTTTGCAGTCAAGCACATGAAGTTAGCGGCCGGACCTTGTTCATTCAAGGCCAATCCGTTCTTCACGGGTGAGTATGAGTTCATCAACCCGATCCCAAGACACTGGTTGTACGTCGCTGACGACGACCGTGTGCCTAGGATTAGCGTGGACCCTTTTGGGGATCCCGCCGGGTTTTTCAAATCGCGAGCTGGCTTCGCGCTTTTCAACTGGTCGAACAACCTAGGGAGGACAGAGACCCAAATGAACCAGGGAGGGACTGATGCGCTCAACGCCATCAGCCCCTTCAAGGCTACAGGAGGAATCTTTGCCACTCTCTTCGAGTTAGTTCGTGGTGATGTGCCTGGAGTGCTTGTCAGCCTCCGTAAACACATGAACACCATTCTCCAGATGAAAGCTTCCGGTATCAAAGACGCTGCGCAGGCGCTCGGTTCCGAGTACCTAAACAACGTCTTTGGCTGGACGCCGATCATCAAGGATATACAGGCAGCAATCACTGTTTTAACAGGGATTGATAGTCTGCTCTTTCCTGAGGACTCGACGCGCCGAAGTTACAAGACAGTCATACGTTCGGACGCCCACTCACTCAGTGGGTATCCGTCCATGGGCATGTTCCCGGCCTTCTGGCCGGGGCGCACATGGGATGCCATGACGATCAACCCTAGGATTGAGCCGGTTAACCCGACTCCCTATGGGATTGGCGTCATGCCAGCAACGTTTGGCCTCTCCTACACAGACTCGTTGTGGACTACAGCCCGGTTTGCGACTGGCGCTCGTCCAAGTGGCACTAATAATGCTCACTTGGACCGCGTCATCGATCTACTGGGTCTGGAAATCACTCCGGCTCTGGTGTGGGAGCTCACTCCGTGGTCATGGCTGATCGACTGGTTCTTCAATATTGGAACCGTGATCGAGAATATGAGTAATCTCGGTCTGTCGAATACAATCCTGAACTACGCCTATGTGACGTACCGCCGTGAGGAGGTCGCCACTGTAGGAGTAGACCCTCGATGGATGGTGTCAAACTATCCCGGTTCATCCTTTAAAGGGGATGGCTGGAACTTTAGTATGACATCAGACTCGAAGGTAAGGATTGCTGCCTCACCATTCGGATTTGGCATCGCGGGAGACTCGTTAAGTTCGAGTCAACTCGCAATCCTGACTGCACTCGGCCTTGCCCGGTTGCGGTGACACAATTTCACAACAACTGAACAACAAGTTCACAGGAGAGATCATGGCTTTCGCCGACCCCCAGTCCGTCACCATCGGTACCACGCCCGGTGCTGTCTCGCTTCCGCGAGTCAACAGCGGGTCCGACCAGGGTCAGTTCCGGAATTACGATTCCAAGACTACCCTTACGGTCGGGTCCACCTACAACCGTCGGACGCGCCATGTTGCGCGCCTTCAGTTTGGGAAGGTGGTTACCGATCCCCTCATCTCCACGACTAACGTCCTGGCTGAGGGAAGTGTCACGGTGACCGTGGATGTGCCCCCCACCGGATTCTCTGCTGCAGAGCAGAAGGATCTGGCGAAGGCGCTCATCACGTTCCTCACGGCATCTTCGGATGCAGCTCTCATCAAGCTCATTGCTGGTGAGAACTAATGAACGAGACTGTCCTTATCATGACGCTGATGACAATCAGCGGAGTGTTGGGAACAGTTTTCGGTGCATTCGTGACTATGGCGTTTGTAAGACGCCCTAGCGTGTAGACTGGCTCTTGCGAGAGGTCATGTCCTGTATATCCCGCTCACAGAAAGGAACGAGATTGAAAAGACAGGCTGATCTCCACCAGGAGGTCCTAGCTGACCAGCTAGGTCTCCTTGGCCTTGACACCCTTCGGGACTCTGCTACATTAGAGTCCCGAGTTGAACATGATGGTGAGAGATTTCTCACTATCGACCTACCCTCCCTGGGGGAGTTCCTGGAAACAGGACTCCGTGAGGGGGGCCTCCCTTCCGCCGGCTGCTTCGGTTTTGGCCGAACCAGCAACAAGGACGTTAGGCCACGCTTTTTGCATGGTCTTTGGAGTATGGTGTTCAACTCAAGGGGTGTGCTGCTTGAGAGTCCGTCCCATCATGCTGTGAGAGCTATCCGGCAGATTTGCTATCTGCACAAGAAGCTCGAAGAGCTGCCTTCACCTGAAAAGGTGGAGGCAGCTCTACAACAGTATGTGGAGACGGATAAGTCACTCTCGCACGTTACCTGGCCCGAAGATCTTGATGAGGTCTTCGACCAGGTAGTACGGCGAAAGTGGGGTCGGTTCTTTGATTCCATGGAGCGTATTGTGTATGAAACACAAAAGCTCACCGGATCAAAGCACGGACCCGGGGCTGTTGCGGAAAGGCTTACCAGCAACGGTAAGTGGTCGCATCGGGTGTGGACAGAGCGGTTGGAACTTTGGTTCCCCGCGATGTACCACCTGTCTACTTCATACAAGGAATTGCATGATGTAGATTGGCTCCCACCTGGCCGCGAACACCCTGCTCGGGTGTGCGTTGTGCCTAAGACGGCAAAGAGTCCTCGAATCATCTGCGCTGAACCGGTTCATAACCAGTTCATCCAACAAGGCCTTGCAAACCTTTTTGGTACGTGGATGGATCGACACCCTCAGGTGTCGAACAAGGATCAAGGACCCAACCAGGAACTCGCGCGAGCGGGTTCTAGGGATAGGTCCTACGCGACTATTGACCTCTCTGAGGCCAGTGATCGCGTTTCTTTGACGATGGTCAAGAAACTGCTCAGGCGTTGGCCGAATCTTTTAGGTTCGGTACTTGCCTGTCGGTCCATGACCTCCGAACTCCCGAGTGGACAGATCGTCCATCTTCGGAAATTCGCGTCTATGGGTTCCGCTCTGACGTTTCCCATCGAGACGCTCGTCTTCGCGACGATCGCCGAGATGGCCGTCAGGCTCTCTCAAGCGCCTGAACAGAAGCCTCATGGGCTTCCGTTCAGAGTGTATGGTGATGACATTGTCATTCACTCATACGCTGCCAACGAGTTGATTTCACTGCTCGACCG